GCAATATCCGGCGAAAGAGTTTACCGGTAAGGGCCTCATAGCCTCTATAGCTAGTTTGATCGATTTCTCTTTGATGTTTTCTTCCATGATTTCTTACTATTTAGCTATTAATTTCAATCTATATCCTAAGTCTTTCGTTTTCTCATCCTTATCTATCAGATGAGAGTACAATTCATCCATTATGATATAAAATATCACTTTGGGCAAAGGCTTTTGAAGGTAATTTGCGAAGTCTTCAAACAATAAATGTTTTGGGGTTACTTCTTCTATTTCTTCAAAACATTCATGTAGTGGCTTAAATTGTAAGCCATGTTTTTGGGGATTTGTCAGCAATTCTTTATATGCATTGACTGTTTCAGGTGATAATACCATAAATTCATCATTTATTAATGTTGTACTAACTCTAACTCTGATTCAAAAAATTCCTCGAAATACATTTTTCCGTTAGGATAATGGAGCATAACACAATAAAGGTTTTCTTCACGTGCCCCATCTTTGGTTTTAACTAAAGCCTTTTCTTCCACGACTTCAGCGATAACGCCGACTTCCGACTTATGCCTTTCGTTCGTACACCACACATGTTGTTTTATTTTATATTTTGTTGCCATGATTTATTTATTTGTTACCATTCTATTATTAATCCATAATCCCCGCGTAGCCATTCTCCTTGATAGACTTTGAATCCTTGTCTCATGAGTTCAAGTTTGCACTCATCGGAGAAGTATACCCAATGCGGGAAAAATATTTTATACTCGTTTCGTTTATTCGCTTCTTTTATAGCATTATATATCTGATCTAACGATGGTGAGTTTTTTTCTAATTCTCTAGCTTCCATATATTTTTTTAATTATGAGCCTCCCATGAAGGCTCGGTTAATACTATTTTACATCATTAATACTTATTTCCCCATCAAGAACCCTTTTTACCAGTCTATCTAGTATCTCTTGAAACTCGATCTGACATATCAAAGAGCAATCCGGAATAATTTCTTGTACAGGATCACCACGATTAGGATTAAGCTCATCTAGGTATATCTTACCTTTATTGTCTTTTAGACAAGTAGCACCGATCTTTCTTTCGATCTCTGCCATTTCGTTGAACTTATCTGGAAAATCTTTCCTTATCTTGTTCCAATATCCCATTCCTCCTTTGACACAACCTATACAGTTATTGTTATTATACCCAAGCTTATACATGGCAGGGATCTCAATGCCCGCTTTCCATAGCATACCCATTGCGTCCTGTTTCGTGATCTGTCGTTCTATAAGCGGAAATAGCGGTTTTGTTTCTGGATATTGCTGCTTTAGACGGATCGCCCGGTTTATCTCCTTAGGATCAAAATCGAATCCCCATACTTGACCATCCCAACAACCAAGTTCTTTCTCGAGCTTATACCGGACTTCCTTTTTTAACTTCAATGTACAGGCCGCACCTGTAGGGCCATTAATATATCCCTTCCGAAGCACATCTGCCACACTGCTATACTTATCGCTTCGTATAGTGTGGATTGGTCGACCGTACCACTCCTCGCAATCAGCGAGGAAGCGAGTATTATCGGGATGCCCGGATCCGGTATCTATATAGTAGACCTGTACATCGTTGTACAGGCTCAACGCTATCTTACAAGCGACTGCGGACGTTGCTCCGCAAGAAAACCATGCTATTACCATTTAATTTAGTATTTTTGTATCTAAAATTTTAATACATAAATATGAATCTTGATTTTATTAAAAAGAATTGGATATTATTGATACTACTGCTAGTCTCATTTGCGATCGCTGTTATAGGGATGTTTTATAAGTGTACAACCATAACATTTATCGGTATTATTCTATCGCCGTTCATATCAATATTTAATGCGGTTAGGTCTTATCGCATAAACAAGGAGATTACGGAAAAATTGGAAGAGTTGGATGGTCGCACGACATGGAATGAGGTTGAATAGTTCAATTCCCATCAATTATGAGCCTTCAAGGGAAGGCTCAGTTAATACTATTCATTTTTGCTACGTTTCTCGATCATATAAATATTTTTACCATCATTTACCGTGACTAGAAATAACTTATCGCAATTTAGACATTTGCAATTATATAACCCACAGAGAAAAGATCCCTTTATGTATCTAGTCGAATGACAGAATGGGCATTTTATTGAATTATCCATGATTTTTAGGTATTCTCATCCAGTGTGTAATGTCTTCATCATCAACGTGACCATTCGACAAAGCCCACATACTTTTATTATATCCTTTCTTCTCTCTTAACCAGCCTAAGGCAAGATGTCTTATAGAATTTATATCAAATAACAGAACCTCTTCTCCGGGTGGCGGTAGCCGATCCTTCACGCTTATCCACGGGGACTGACAGGACTGCCATTCGGCTCCGGCTTTGAAAGCATTTATCATATCTATATCATCATAAAGATAGTCTAATGATGATTGACAATTAGCGATCCTACATCTATTGGAAAATAATTTTGCTGCTTCTTCTACTGTCTGTCTCATATCAATATTTCTTTCCATGTTTATTCTCCCTTAATTCGTTGTATCTCATTTTCTGCTCAATGTGCCAAAGCAGGTCTATATCTAAGTGCTTGGCAAGACCGAAGATTGATAGTATCATATCATTCACGGCTGTAGGAAAATCAAATATTCCATCATATCTAACAGGAAGTGTAGAGATGGAATAGATTGATTCGGTGAAAGTTTCGTCTTTACAGGCTTCTGCCATATCTTCAATACAGTCATCAATATCGCCGTTGGCAAATTCAAGGCTTATTCCTCGAAGTCCTGCAAGGTCTAGCAAGCGGATAACCGCATCGGCCAGCTCAAATTCTACACTATCAGTGTATTTTGTATAATCATTACAAATTCTTTGAATAGCAGATTTTGTAACTCCATACGTGTTATGTTTATAAATAGTAGTATAAGCAATTCCTAATTTATGCAAAAAAGAGATTTCGCATTTTTGTTCATAAGTCAATTTTTGATAGCTTTTACTGCTATGTAAACCGGAGATATAAGCGTGTCTGCTATTTTGTGATGGAGATACAAACTCTAAATTATTTATATTGTCATTTGTTTTATTCCCATCTATATGATTTACAAAATCAGTATCAGATATTTTATCAAGGAAAGCATTTGCGACCAACACGGCAACTTTATGTGTGCGACCTTTTAATGATACGGTATAATATCCAGTTCCTCCAAGACCCGGTTTTAATATTCTGCCTTTCTTTAAATGATATGAATGTCCATTCCAAACGAGCATATCTTTACTTCTGACTCTTCCGAGATTGGAGACCTCGTAATATTGCTCATATTTTTTTACGGGAATCCATTTTTCTATTGTTTCTTTTTCATTACTAAACTTCTTAATATAATAAAATCTACCTTTCCTGTCCGCTTCCACAGCTTCCGAAAGCTCTGTTATCACTAGCATCAGAAGATGCCCATTGCTTAACTCCGTATTATGAAACCCATGCGCACATGCGCATTTGTACGCACGGTCACGGAGTGCGTTGAAATCAATCTTGCTCATATTTATTTCCCCTTTTTATAACTTTTACAAATGTTATTTCTTGATCCGGATTTTCTTCCTCAAACCTAAATTTCTCGTTATAGAAGTCTATGAG